ACCAACAGCGGCTGCCGCCTCGCGCCCATGCTGGTCGCCATCACGTCCACCAGTTCACGGTTCGGCTGGGCGTGCAGTTCGTCAAAGATCACGCCGTGAGCGTTGAGTCCGTGCTTTGTGAAAGCCTCGGCTGACAGCGCCTTGTACGTGGTGTGCGTGTCCTCCCGCACGATGCTGTTTCGGAAGACGCGGAGTCTGCCGCGAAGTTTTGGGGAGTTTTCAACGCAGACTTTTGCCATCTCAAACACGAGTCTGGCCTGGTCGCGATCGGCGGCACATGAGTAGATTTCCGCACCGGGTTCGCCGTCGAACATGAGTTTGAGCGCGATGCCGGCACACAGGCTCGACTTCCCGTTCTTGCGCGGGATGGCGAGCAGGGAAGTGCGATACTTGCGGGTCTTGTCGGGCCGCAGCGTGCCGAAAAGTTTCCGCACGTATGCCTTCTGCCACTCCTCGAGGAGGAACGGCTTGCCGCCCAATTCGCCTTTCGCGTGCGTCAGGTTCTCCTCAAAGAACCGCACCGCGATTTCGCCTGGAGACTCAGGCGAACATTCTGGCGTCGTCGTCTGTTTTGTTCGGGGGTTCTTCAACTGCCGACACCCTCGCGAGGGCCGAAGCGGTCAGCCCAAACTCGGACGCGAACTTGAGCATCTGATTCCGAGCGTCGCGCTTCCGCAACCATGCCGGGTGATTACTCACCCTACCCTTGTCGTCCATTAACGTCGTGCCATTGGCCCGCAGTTCGGCGTCGGCCTGGACCATATCAGCGAACGAGTCGCAGTAGCCGGCAAGCGTCTGCTGATGTCGCGGGCTCATCACCTTGCTGGCTTCGAGCATCGGGACGATCCGGTCCCACTCGGCACGCGCGATGTCGCACATCCAATCCGGTGCCGGCGGAATTCCAGGGGCGACATCGACACCGCGTTTGTGCGGTCCGCGGACGCGGGAGCCCCGCATTGCGAGTATCGCCTTCGGCGTCGGTTTGCGGCCTTTTCCCACGGGAAAGTTCAAACTCCCAATTTCAGCCAAGCGTATGCACGTTGGAACGAACGATTTTCCACAGACGTGCCGGGCGCTCTGACCCCCGCCCTGCCTAGGGGGTGGCTACGTGAGGGCCAGCCGAGTCTGACCGCCACCTTTGCCACTCTTCCTACTGTTACATATGAAGCAAGCGGTCTGGCAGTTCGCCGGCTCATGGTTGCCGCCCTTGCACATCGGCACGATGTGGTCAATGGTGGGCGAGCGTGGATGAATCTTGGTATCTCGCTTTCGGTATGTGACTTTCAGCAAAGTCTTATCGCCGCACAACTGGCACTTATATCCATCGCGTTCGTAGATGGATCGCACCGGGAAAGCAACATGCTTGACGCCGTGATACCGAGCACGCTGTCTGTGGTTGCGTCCATACCTTTGTTTCGCCAGGCTGTTTGTCACCCTTCGGGCTCTTTCTTTGCATGAGACGCAGACCGCAGACTTCCTGCCAGCCTTTGCGATCGATGGGCCGCCGCACTTACGGCACGGCATCTCTACTTCGTGCTGCTGCCAGCACTCGACTGAGCAGTACGCCCTGCTGCTCTCGCCAATCATTTTGCCGCATGTCTTGCATGACACATCTGACTTGCGAGGGTAAAGCGAACGATACATGAACCCTTGCATCTCGTGAATCAACCGAAACGAGTTCATGTCCGCGACGAACTTGTTGAAGGCGTTCTCCATCTCGCCAATGATCTTCTTTGATGGGGCGGCAGCCCACTTGCCTCCCCGATGCCACACCGATTCAATCTGCCCGCGGCGGTCCCACTTCTGTTGGCCTGCCTTGCGTGCATCGACGAAACACCTGTTGCTGCAATACTTTCTCTGATTGGGTGTAGTCAGCGATTTATGGCACCAACTGCACTCGCGAGGCAGAGACTTGGCCGCTCTCTTGCCTGGAATCTTGAGCCCCGCCTTCACCCTGGCTTGATAACGCTTTTGGCGAACTCGCGAGGCCAGGCCGGCCTGTACGCACTCGCGGCACTTCGTTGACCTAGCGATCGCATTTCCGCCGACCGCTTCAAACTGCTCGCCGCAACGCTTGCATACCTTGACCTCTGAGGCCGGTAGCCGTCCTTCACGTCGCGCCTTTGCCCGCTGCTGCTTGCAGCACTCAGGGCAGGAAACCGTATCCTTGCCCTTCCTCGTCACCCAATCCGACCTGCACTTTTGACACGCCATTAGCCACCTCCTGTGGGTGGCAGTAGTGTACACTGTACAGTTGGTTTTCCTAGCGGTTCTCCGCTCGCGTCTTCTGCGAATGGCAACTGTGGCACAGGCACTGACCTGCCGTCACGTCGTATCTGCTACGTCCGTCTCGGCAGTGTTCCGTGCCATGCACCACAGGCGAGACATGGTCGGCGTGAGCCTCGGCCTTGCTTGAGCAGATGCGGCCACAAGCCCGGCACTGCCAACTGTCTCTAGTCAGGACAGCGAGTCGCCAAGCCCTATGTCGTTTGTCCGTATACCCCATCCGGTACGCATTGGGCCGGCACGCATCCGCACTCATAGAGCTCTTGAGTCGTGGCGGCCTGTGAGTTGGTATGCGGGCTGGCATCACACCTGCTCCTGCGGTGGAACGAACTCGCCATCGGGTCCGCGCGTTGCGTCGAACGTATACCCGATCCCGGCGTAGGTTCCGCGGTACGGCGTGCCGCCGTATAGATGCACGCCGTTCCGCGTGTTGTATGAAGTCCGCAGGCACTTCATTCCGCGTACGCCAGCGTAGTACGCCTCCCAGTCAGTGCCGTCGCCTTCGTCCTTGCCGACGATGACCTCAACAACGACGTTCTGCTCGTCAAGAAATGCGTAGTGTGCCATCGATCAACTCCACGAGACCGTATCGGTGCCAGCCGTGATCGTGACGGTGGTCAGTCCGCCGCTGGTGGTCGTGCTAGTCGTCAGGCCGGCGCCGATCGTGATCCGCAAGGCGGAGTTGAACCGCAGGACGACGATTCCTGATCCGCCGGCAGCGCCGGCTTGGAATCCGCTCGTAGCCCCGCCACCGCCTCCGCCTCCGCCTGTGTTGGCGGTCCCTGCCGTGGCCTGCGTCGTGCTGGCTGCGCCGTTGCCGCCGCCGCCGCTTCCGCCGGTTGACGTGGTCGACAAACCGTTCGCGTTGCCGCCGCCGCCGCCGCCGGCGTATGTCACGCCGTCGAAGGCCGTCTTCCCGGCGCCTCCGTTCCCCGGCGCTCCCGGCGACGAGTTTGCGGCGCCGCCGACAGCCCCGGCGCCACCTCCGCCGCCGCCCCTGGCGACGTTGCTGGCGTTGTTCCCGATGCCGCCCGAGTTGCCCTGCGGAGATGCCAGAGACGCCGCGGCGGCCGTCAACGAGTTGCTCCCGCCGCAGCCAGACCCGCCGACAGAGGCTGACAGATTAGTCTGCCCGCCGCCGCCGCCAACAGGAACGATGCCGTCGAACCGAGAATGAGATCCTCGCGAATTCACAGCGCCGCCTGCGCCGACCGTCACGCTGTACGAGGTGTTCAGCGTGATCCCGAGCGTCTGCTCGAGGAATCCTCCACCGCCGCCGCCACCGCCGGAGCCCGACGCGGTATGGCCGCCGCCGCCGCCAGCGACGACGAGCACTTGGACGCTTCGCGAAATCTGCTCGCGGAGGTCGCTGCGGCTGGCGAGCGAGTTAGTGACGCTGCGAATGCTCACGTGATCTCCACCCCGAACGCGGACACCGATACTGCCGTGCTGCCTGCGTACACACTCACGACGCCCCCGGTTTCGAGGCTTGCCCCCAGCGTGAGGATCGTCGTGTCGTTTCCCGGCAGGGCAGCGTCGAACGCAAGGTAATGCTGATTCGCCACCGCCGTCGCGGCCGCCGGACGCATGGCGATTCGGTATGTCGTTGCCGACGCTCCGATGTTCGCGATGCACAGAGAGCTAATCACAGCCGCAGCGGACGCCGGTACGGTGTACAGCGTGAACAGCGTGGTGGACGCGGTCGGGTTCAGCTGCCCTAGAATTTTGTATGCCTGCGGCATTGTTCAACCCCCCATGAGCAGAAACGGATGGATCGGAACGACC